CCCAACGATCAGGACTACGACTTCGACAGGGTTGGTAGGCAGTAGAGTCAGATCTCGATATGACCTGACGAGGGACTCCAGCTTTCTGAGGAGCGTGCCCCAGTCCTGCTGGTCGAGCTGAGCAAGGCCGGCGACCGAGTCGATGCACCTCTTCTGCGCTTCCATCAGCGAGTCGAGCACGATCGACTTGAAGTGGTGCTGACCTGACCGAAGCCATTGGTAGATCATCTGAAGCTCATCGAACGACGTGACCGTTGCCACGCATGTCGACCAGGTTCCATCGGCAAGAGGTGGTGCATGCCGAGGGTCCCAACCTACCTTCGGACCTGAAGGTGTGTATCGAGCACGACCTTCCAGGTCGATGATGAGGCGCGGGTATGGAGCTGAGTCCCCGAGCCATGATTTCCCGGTGCCGGATTCCCCGTGCACCAGGATTGAAAGCGACGTCTTCACCTACTCCTCCTCCTCCTTGACATACATCATCCTACCGTGTCTTCCAACTCGGCAGCGTCGTCATACCTTTCGAGCGGATCCCTCTCCTCGTAGAGGTCATGGAGAGCTCCCTCGAAATCTGACCCGTCATCAGCCATCACGCAGATCTTGAAGAAGTCACAGTCCCACGTGCAGTTCCGTGTAGGACTCGGCGGACAGACGGTGTGGTGGGTCTCGCCTTGATCCAGACGTGACCTCTTGTTCTGGATCTCGAGGGCGACTGAAACGCAGTGCCTCCAGTGGGCACGGAGTTCGTGGATGTTGTGAGGGACATCCTCTCGGCCATAGAATGGTGGCTTTGCCGATGCCGTCCGCTTGACCTTCCGCAGCATGTTGTAGAGAATGCCGTGGCACGCCTCCTGTGCTTCTTCTGCCGTTGCTCCTGCCTCTTGGAGATGAAGGAACCTGACGAGGTGCTCTGTCAGAAGCTGGGTATCCAACTTCAAGAGCGGCAGTGGGACTGTCATCGACTTGAGCGTCTTGTGCTCCAGCGCCATCTTTGCACCGTCGGAGATCCTGGTGACCGGGGCATCGAGCTTGGAGATGAGCTTGACCCCAGGGATCAGCACTGCCTCGGCCATTGTCTCTGTGCCGATGACCTGCAGGTCCTGATCCGCTCCTGTCTCCTCGAGCCACTCGAGGTACCCCTCGAGCATGATGACGATCAGTTCTTCCTCTTTGTCCTGGAAGTTCCCGAGCTCGGGGTTGAGACCTCTCTTCTCGTCGATGATCCCATGGGCGAATGCAACCGGGTCTGCCTTGACAGTCGGGTCGTAGTACGCCGCTAGTGAATCGTGGACTACGTTCCCGATCGAGAAGGGAGACCCAGGCATGTTGATTGCCCGTGGCTTGAGACGACGGTATGTCGACAAGTACCACTTCCGACCACAGCGTCGAAAGGTCTGCATCTCTGAGTTGGAGAGGAGCAGTTCATCGGAGGTCATGCTGCCGGATCCTTCTCTGATGGATCGAGCTCGAAGACCCTGCGCTGGAGATACCAGATGGCCTTCTTCAGGTCGACAACCTCTGTCTCACCTGGTTTCTTGCCGGCACGTTGGATGTACTTGAGGGCATTGCCGGTCAGGAAGCCGAGCTTCCATTTCTGGATGACGTGAACCGCGGAGTATTCTCCGAGGGACGAGTAGTGCTTGGGGTTGACCTTGGCATCCTTTGACGGTGCCATTCTGTCAGAGCCTGTTGCCATTCTGTGGATCCTCCTCCTTAGGTGCTGCTGAACATCAGGGCCCTAGCGCTCAGGAGCCAGAGATGACCGTACGTGGCCACCGGAGATGCTTTGGAACGCATACATGAACTCACGCCTCGCCTTCCGTGGGTCCCAGGGCGTGATCTTGCCACGGAACGGAACGACGCCGTCGAGGTAACCCCAACGGTCCTTTCCATCCAGACCGATCGAGTCCTTCATCAGGTCTCTCTTCTCCGTGGCGAGAGCACGAAGGTCCATCTCTGCGACCTCTTCCGGCATCTCTCGCTCGAGCCCGAAGACGTCGGCGATGACCAGGTAGGCTCGGTCTTCGGCGTCGCGGTAGAACTCGAACTCGTCGAGACCCTTGAGAGGGCGGACGAGGTCCCCGAGGAAGGCCTCGCCGGCATCGTGAAGCAGACCATCGAGCTCGAAGCCGGTGCCGTACAGGTTCTCTGCGACGATACAGGAGTGCTGTGCGACCGAGTAGAACTCGCTGGTGTGTCCGGTGAATCTGCAGATATTCGACAGAGCATGGGCGATCGACGTGATGTCGATATCGGCAGGCTCGAGATCGAGCGGTGCGACAGTCCTCCCAGCAACTGTGACGATCGACCCTGATGCCCTGATGTGGGCCACTGGAGCAGCGGTCATCGGTTCCTCCTTCTCGACTCGTGTTGGACTTTCCTCAGGCTCCGGCGCCTCTTCTTCTCCTTCGACGCCCAAGCCGTCATCATCGTCCTGCCGTCCGCTGTCTGGATCCACCAGGCTTTGATCCCCACCGGGTTCTTCACCAGGTACCTCATCGACCTCCGCATCTTGCGGTTCTGGCGGGACTCCTTCTTTGGCGTCCCTCCACGCCGAACCGGGAGCCGCAAGGGCGCCTCCGGAATCCAGTTCTTCCAGTCCTTCTCCATCTTCAGTCCTCCCTATTTCTTGAGCCATGTCCTCAGCGTCTCCTCGTCGCGGCAGATCTCTTCCATGATGTCTGCCTTCTCACGGACGACATCATGAACCCGTGACTCGATCGAGTCGAGTGTCACCACGTCGATGATCGTAACTCCGTGTGCGTCGTTCAGTCTACCGTAGGCGCGATCTTCTGCTTGCGAGTTCTTGACGGAGCTCCATGACCGCTGAAGGAAGACCTCGACACTGGCAGCAGTCAGGGTCAGTCCTTCCCCGCCGGCACCAAGAGTCACCAGGATCACACGTGCTTCACCTGACTGGAACGCCTCTACATTCTGCTGACGCTCGAAGGCCGGCACCGCACCGGTCACCTGAACCGCCTTGATGCCATCGCGTACCAGTGCCGTTGCGGCCAGTTCGATCAGCTGACGAGACTCGGCGAAGACGATCATCTGCTGGTCTCCCAGCTCTTCGACGATCTCGAGCAGTGCATCGACCTTGCAGGAAGGTGCCGTCAGTACGAGTTGCTCGCCTTGCATCTTTCCGGAGCAGGAGGCGAACTGAAGAAGGCGAGTGGCCTTCGTCAGGGAGTTGGTCGCGAGGAGGATCCCGCCATCCAACTCGGCGAGCATGTCCTTGCGCATCTGCTCGTAGACCTTCTTCTGCGCTGTTCCCATCTCCACGTACCGTGTCTGGTACGTCTTGGGTGGGAGCTGAGGCATGACTGCTTCCTTGGTGCGACGGATGAACCTGGGATCGAGGATCCTGAACAGTTCGGCAGAGGTATCGGGGCGGATACCAGTGACGGCCATGAAGCCGAAGACATTCCAGCTCTGAAGCGCGTACCGGTCGATGAACTTCGTCTTTGCCGGGAACTCCTTCGGGGAGACGAACCTCATCAGCGCCCACAGGTCCTCCGGAGAGTTGGCGATCGGAGTACCGGTGAGGGCGAACCTGTACTCGGCATCGGCACCGACTGCCCAGAGTGCGCGGGTCTGCTTGGACCGTGGGTCCTTCGCCTTGTGTGCTTCGTCGGCGATGACCGCTTTCCAGGGAACCTCGTTCAGTTCCTTTGGCTCCCGATCCTTCTCGTCGAGGGCGATCGACCCGTAGCCTGAGAGCTTGGTGTGCGCTCGAAGACCTTCCCAGTTGATGACTCCGACGTCGGCTTCACCCTCCTGGATAGCAGCAATCTGTTTCCGCCTGACCGCCGCGCTTCCGTGAATGACCTGGACCTTACGGCCTGGAGCCCACTTGGCGAACTCGTCTTGCCATCCGTACTTCATCGAGTTCGGGCAGACGATCAGGGCAGGGTAGGCATCTGAGATCTCGATCGTGGCGATTGCCTGAGCAGTCTTGCCAAGACCCATGTCGTCTCCGAGCAGGGCGTTCTTGGCGATCGAGAGGAACTTCACGCCGGCACGCTGGAACGGGTGGAGTCGAGTCAGAACACCCGCGAGGTCCTCGGCTTCTTCGGCGGTGCGGAGCTCGAGGCATGGAGCGATCCTCGAGGAAATCTCGTTGCGAGACCACTCGCCGAGGTTGGAGCCAATCTGGAGGTCTCCTCCAAAGACTCCTCGAAGCTGCACACAAGAGGCCCACGACAGTGGGAGCCACCATGTCCGGTTGTCGGTGTCCCACCTGGAACCAGGGACCTCCTTGACCATCTCCTTCTCGTTGTACTGGGTCGCAAGTTCAATGCGACCTCCCACCAGTTCTGCTGTTGGCACTGCTCCTCCTCCTTGAACGTACACTCTACCGTAGGATCAATCTCTCCGGGTCGATCAGCCGTGACTTGGTCAAGTACAAGATCAGGTGCCGAGTAGCCGATCGAGCGTGCTCTTCACCGACCTTCCACCAGTTGAGGGCATTGACCTTGTCATCGGTGACGAAGGTCTTGGCATCAGAAGGGGACTGGAGCACGAACAGTCTGCTCTCCTTGTGCGCCAGCCATCTCAGCGCACCGATGGTCTCTATCGTCTGGAGAGATCCGGCCGTCGACTTCTTGCTCGAGCG